GAAAAACATGTGTTTTTCCAGGAGACAAAAGGAGAATAAGACGCTTGAGAGCAGTGGACAAGTGGGGGAGAAAATACATAAATACTTTAATATTTTCGCCCAGCTCTAAGATAATAATGATTAACGTGGACAGTTATTCTTTGAGACAGGCTCCATCGTAGAATATGAATACCATATTCTATAACGATTATCTTAGAAGATTGTATCTTTTTGTTATGTAGCTTGTAAAAAGTTACAAAAGTAGTATATGGGTAGAATAATAGTAGCTACCCTACCCATATATGAGATATACAATTACTGAAATTGTTAGTATTGTAATAATTTACAACAAAACTTATTTAGCAGCTAGAGTTCTTAAATTAGATGATAGTTTATCTTGAGCAGACATACCACCACCGAATGCAGAAATCATACCACCAATCTTAGATAATAAGTTTTGGTTGTTTTGTCCTAGTAGCCCTTGGACGGATTGTAAGATATTACCGATATCACCAGCTGGGTTTATTGCTGCTTGAGATCCTGCCGGAGCTGCTTGTGCATTACCACCTGCAGTGTTAGTAGCAATTTGTCCAAGCAAGGAAATGATAGCTTGTAATAACTGCATGATTTGTTCTGGTGTTAGACTACTAGTAGCTGGTGCTTGAGTTACATTGATATTAGTATCACCACTACTAGATTGAGCTTTACGTTGTTGAGCGTAGTCATTCAATCCAACTAAGACACTATCCCAAATACCAGCACCATATTTACTTTCACCAAATTTCTTAAGAGATGCACTATCACTAGCAAAATTAGAGAATTTATATGTACCAGTCTTAGCATTGTATTTAGTGCCTTGTGGTACAACTGCAGACCCAAGCATTTGAGATAATTTCTTTCTACCATACTTAGACATACCTTGGATAGAATATGCACCAGGGTCCATATGTTCACCAGGTTTTTCTGCACCTTCATTATTAGGTGGGTCAATTTCATAGTGAAGATGGGCACCTTCAGAGTGACCAGTATTACCTACAGCACCAACATAATCGCCTTGGTTAACTTGTTGACCAACAGTTAATGGTGTTGGTGAGTTCATATGAGCAAACATATGGAAATTACCATTTTTATCTTTTATCTGCACATAGTTACCATATCCACCACCCCATTCATCATGGTTAACGTCATTAACTGTACCAGATACAGGTGTTGGGATTTTAGTACCCTCAGCAGCACCATAATCAATACCACCGTGTGGTTGGCTAGGATCACTATTACGGTGTCCAAATGGTGAGGTAATTTCTGCTCCTTGCATATTCTTAAGAACGTAATCACCAGCACTATCAGCAGCTACACCACCACCAGCAACTCCGCCTAAAGAACCACCTGCTCCACCTGCTTTACCAGGCATACCACCAGTGGCTCCACCACCAGGAGAACCGAAGAATGCATTATAGGCTTGAGTAATCTTATCACCAGCATCTCCAAAGATAGCTTTCATTAATAGATTACTTTGTCCACCAGCAGCACCTGCACCACCAGCAGCACCACCGACACCGACAACTCCAGTAGCATCGAGGTTACCATTAGAACCAGCCATTGCACCATCATTAGCATAAGCTTCTTCAGCCCAAGTTAGACGGTTTTGAATTGCTTCTCTGCTATCAGAAGAGTGCTCGTATTCTTTATGGAATAAGAATGCCGCATCAGATGCACTAGCACATTCATTCAATTTACCAGTAAGATTATCCAATTCATTACATTCTTTAGCAATGAAAGAACATTGTAACCCAGCATCAGATGAGGATTTACCATTAGCTTTAGCAAAGTCAGCTAAAGCTTGTTGACGGGTAACATATGTCCACTGACATAACCCATAACCTGTAGAACCATCTACAGTGATTTCTGGAGCATGGCTACCACCTTCAACGATATCAGGATATAATTTAGATTCTTGCATCATGTTACCAAGAATACCACAAGCAGCAATCTTATTAAATCCTAATTGTGTAAGCATTTGAAGAATTTGTGGACCAGCACCACCATCACCTCTACCGAACTTACCATGGCCCCAATGAGGAATGAATGTTCTGTTTCTACCGTATTTACCACGACCTAGACGACGAAGAGTATTCTTAGAACGTCCACGTTTACTAATGCCAATAGCAGTATCAGTATTATTTAATACACTACCAATAGGATATCTATAATTATCACCAGGTTCTTCAGGGTCTTGGATAGTTACAGTTTTAGACTTAGCATCATAGTCTGTAGCAGTTACATAGTGAGGGTTAGGTCCAAATGGATGATCTGAAGATAATTTACCATTACGGCTTTTACCAGACAATACAACCGAACCACCACTCATTAAGCTATCAGCTACATGAGATTTAGACAAGTTATCTGCATCCATACCTTGGGATTTAGCATATGATTTAAAGAATCCAGGTTTAGTACCATCATTAGTTTCTTTATAACCATTCTTAGCTGCATAGTTAACTGCAGATACAGGATCAGCACCACCCATACCATGTTTTGCTGCTATAATAGCATTAACCCCAGCTATAGGACCACAACCAGAATCACCAATTGTTTGTCCAGTAGACTCAGTAGAGTTTTGATATGGTAAGTTAGCAAACATTGGGTCATTTTGTTTAAAGAAAGCTCCACGACCATATTTACTTTGGCCAGTTTTAGATGCTTGGTTACCACCTACACGGTCTGCTATACCTTGACCAATAGACATTAGACCATTCTTAGCCCAAGTTAAGTTATTATCGATACCATTACCAACGTAGTCTACTTCGTTTTTAATTTTAGAACCGATAGTAGAACCGACATTCTTGATACCAGTCCATAAATCAGAACCAAATTGTGAAACAGCTCCAGGTATAGCACCTACATTGATACCTTTGGATTTTAACCATTGGTCTGCACTTTGTACTAAGTTTCCTAAGAAACCAGTAACTTTACCGACAGTGTCTTTTACTGTAGTACCGACAGCTTTCATACCATTAACTACTAATTCACCAGCTTTACCAAACATGGTTAAGATTGGTTGAGCTTTGGCTGATAACCATTCGACACCAGTCATAGCTTTACCACCAATGTATAATAGCTCATTACCTATAGCATTAGTTGCTGAAGATGCTACATCTTTAGCTTTATTCCATACATATTGAGCCTCGTTGGATGCTTTACCAGCGAGATTAGCAGCTACACTTTTAACTGTTTCTTTAGCACTATCGATTTTATCGCTAACCCAGTCTTTAACGTCTTTAGCAGTTTCTTTAGCTTTATCCCAAAGTCCTTTAGCAAAGATATCATTGTATTCTTTAGCTGTAGAGATTTTAGATGGAGCACCTTTAGGATGAGTATCAGGATTATCATTGTACTCTTGAATACGACGTTTAATATCTTCACGGAATGGTGTCATATCATAGAATATACCAGCCAATACGTTAAAGATATCTTGTTCATCGATTAAGTTAAGACAAATATTACTGATAGTACGAGAAGCACCAGCTATGACTTTAACACCAGTATCCACGTTAGCATCATATGCGATATCGGCAATATTATACCAATCCCATACACCACCAACAATACCAGAGATAACGTCATAAGCTACCCATACAGCACCGACACCAGCACCAACAGCTAATGCTTTAGAAGCTAGCTTAGCAATACCAGCAGCAGCACGTTTAATCAAAGTACCAGCTACACGTTTACCAGCTTCGCCTGCCATCTTAGCTATACGTCCAGCAACTTCTTTATTAGGCATAACACTACCAATCTTATTAAGCATGGAAGTTACACCATTAGAAACCCAGCTGAATATCTTACCAGCGATGCCTTTAGTGGATTCGGCAGTTTTACTCATCTTATTTGCAATTTGAGATAATTTGGATTCATTCTTAACAGCAGCTTTACCTGCATCAGTAACAGCTCCACCACCAGCTTCAGCTGCAGTAGAACCTCCTCCTGTAGCCTTATCCCATACAGCACCGACAGCTTTATCTGTGAGATACCATTGTCCGGCATCCATTGCTATATCAGTTACACCATAACCACCTTTATCACCAGAATCGACGTTTTGAGTAGCTTGCTGTACTTCCTCACTGGAAGCATCGTAATTTGCTCCTACAGGAATATCACCGTTCCCAGTTGTATCATAACCGGCCATACTAGGATCCATAGTTTCTGGTTCAGCAGCACTTGCTGTCATAGAATCGAGTGCATAATCTAAACCAACAGTAGCAGCTATAGATGCAGCAAGTTTAGTTTTAGGTCCACCAAACTTACCAAAGAATCCACCTAGTTTACCTTTAAGCCCACCAGGTTTCTTTCCTGGAACTTTCTTACCAGGTTTACCATAACCACCACCAGGAGATATATCACCACTAAGACCCATATTCTTAGCCATTTGAGAATAGTTAGGTCCACCTTTACCGCCAGTAGCAGCCATAAGTTCCATAGCAGCCGCTGCACGATTCATAGCATTAGCTGCAATAGTCATCTCAGTTTCAGTCTTCTTAGAAGAACCTCTAAACCAAGTAAACAGACCTTTACCCATAGAGAATATAGTTTTACCTACATTAACTAGAGGCCATACTGCTTTAGCCATAAGACCACCAACAGCAACTGTACCGATTAACTTAGATACTACGCCAACTTTAGGGTCAGTGATAAAATCAGCCATACTATGGAATAAGTTCTTAGTGATTTGAGGAATGACTTCAGTAACTACAGAAGATACAGAATCAGCAATAGGTTTGGCATTCTCTTTTACTGCTTCGATAATTGCAGGCATAGCTTTAATTAATTGAGGGGCAAATAACCCAACAATACCAGCGCCAGCGACACCTTTACCTAGGTTCATTAATAAACCACCCATAGATCCACCAAGACCTATAAGACCAGCTAATGCACCTTTAAGTTTACCAAAGATACCACCTTTGTCTTTATCTTTCTTCTTATCGTCATCTTTACCATTCTTCTTATCGATGCTTTCTTCTAGTTTTTCAAAACGTTCATCTTCACGTTTCTCTTTAGCTTCAGCTTCTTTCTTAATATCACTATTAGATTCAGTATCGGCTAATTTGAAACCGCCATCAGTAGTCTTAACTACTTCACGTCCTTGAGCATCATAATACTTATCACCAGATTTAGTATACCCTGTAGGTAATGATGCATCAGCAGAAGCAGCATCTTCTGGAGTTGTTGTACCATTCTTATTTATATTGTATTCCCTCATGATATCATCATTGATAGGTTTACCAGAATAAATAAGACTAGCGATATTTGCTAATTGTAGATTCATCTTATCCAAGTATTGGACAGATGTATCCATAGCTGCAACTATCTTTTCATTTACAACTTCAGTTTTAGAACCTAATGTTTCATCTACATCACGTTCACTAAGTTCATTGTTTACTGTAGATAATATATCATTAGTTGTACTTCGAGAATTTAAAGCACCTTCTTCAAGACCAAGAGACTTTTCAGTTTCTGCTTGAATCTTAGCACGTTCTTCTGCAGAAATCTTTTGCATATCAGTCATTGCAGTGACTTCATCATAAGTCTTTCTTACTTCTCTTAATAAGAAATCTTCAGTCTCTGATGGTAAATGATGATCTAAGATAATTTTCTTAATCTTAATCCATGGTTCACCTTTATCCAAAGCTACAGCAATTTCATCTGCACCTTTCTTAGTCCAACCATTTTCTAAGTCACGTTTATTACCATAGAATCTTTCTCTAGCAGCTTTAATAGTATCAACTTTATGATCATGAATTTGATCACCATCGAGCATAGCATATAAGGAGTTACGATAAGTATTTAACTGACCAGCATCCATACCAACTAACTTAGTATCCATAGTTTGGTATTTATATCCGTCTAATCCACGTTGTTGTCCACGTTCTAGACGTTCTCTAGCAGACATACCTAAAGCAGCACCAAGACCTTGCATTTGTTGACGGTCAATTAGCAAGTCACCAGCTTCACCAATCTTGCCAAATCCAGCAGCTACTTTACCTTTAAGCCAGTTACTACCAGCTTTAATTGGTTTGAATATAGAACCTATCCAGCTGCCAATTTTAGATTTTAATGGTTTTAAGAAGCTTTCTTCTAATTTATGCATGAATGGAATACCAACTGTCTTTTCGATAGCTTTTCTCCAAGCAGTTCCAATTACATCCATGATATTAGTTTTACGCCAAGCCATTTTAATCTCACCGGCTAAACCTTTGAAGAGTGTAGCTGTTGGTTTAACGATAGATTTACCTATCCAACCTTCCTTGGTATCGGTAATAGATTTAGCAAATAGTTTGATTGGTGCAGTAAGAGCAGACTCTAGTTTACCAACTACACCACCACGACGTTTACCATCAAATCCACGTTTACCTAACATGAAGTTTTGGAATTTATCGGATGTAAGTAATAAACTACCACCAGCACCAAATGCGATATTAGTTAAGAAACCACCTGTAGGATCTAATACTAATCCAGCTAAAGCACCAGGAAGCATAGTCTTATAAGATTTCTTTAAGAATGCTTGTTGTTTCTTAGATAAGATACCATTATTAGCACGACCAATAATATGACCATCTTTATCTTTTAACTGAGTACCGAATAATTTATCAGAAATAGATTGGTTATTCTTAGCAAATCCTATAGCAGCACCAAGCATAGCACCACCAACAGGACCAAAGCCAGTTAATAAACCAGCTACAGAACCTACGGTACCCCATGCACCCATATCAGGAAGATATTTCTTCATTAAGGCTTGTGTCTTACGAGAGAATACACCACCTTGACGAGTACCATCTTTACCTATTTGACCAAATAGCCAGCCTTTAACAGTTTCAGATTCTCTTAGGATATTACCAGCAGCACCAGCTAAACCACCAATAATAGTACCAACACCTGGAGCAAATAAAGTACCAATTAAAGCACCTGCACCACCACCAGCTAAACCTTTACCAGCAAGCTTAGCAGGATTCATGAATAAGTCACGGTCTTTTTCATTCCAGTTTTTAAATGCATCAGAACCTAGGGTTTCTTTAATCATATCACCAATACGACCAAAGCCATCTTTCCATAATGCATTTAATTTACCACGAGCAAACTTACCAGCCTTACCGAAAGAAGATGTACCATCAGCATGAGATAAAATCTCTTGGCCATCAGCACCAATAAATTTACGTTTTAATTTATCTTCCTCATAGCGATCTTTGCTACGATCAGCTTTATCTCTATCAGGATTGAATGGATTTTGGTCAGCTGGAATGATAGCTTCACCAGGTGATACTGTAGTCAAAGAATATGCTGGCACATTTAACGTACCATTATAGTTTTGCTCTAACTTAGCTTTGTCTTCTTCATTTTCTTTTTCTTTGAAGAGACGTTTAGCTTTATTTATACGCTTTTTGATACTGTCTGCTTCATCTTTAGTTACCGCATTATCAAGCATACTCTCTAGTTTATTCATGAATACACTACGAGACTGCTTAGATTGAGAAGCCAGTTTCATCTCAGTATCTTCTTTAAAGATATCTTTCTTTACTGATGCAAATTGCTCTTTAATAGAACCAATAAAACCATCTTTAGAATCTTTAAATGTATTAGTAAACTCTTCTTGGTCTTCTTCATCAACGAATCCACCAAAGAATTCTTTACCTTTTTTCCAAGCTTTCTTAGCTTTAGCTTTAATAGGGTTAAGAAGTTTCTTCTTTAAAGTATCAACTACAGAGTCAAATGTCTTATCTAATTGATAAGCCATACGATTAAAGAAACCAACTATAGGTTTACCTTCTTTATCTTTAAGACCTGTATCTTGTTTAAAGAAGAACTTATAGATATGCTTATCAACCATACCTACAGCACCAGCAACTACACTACGTGGAGATTTATATAGTGCTTTAAGTACGTTTTTAAACTTATCAGCAGCAGATGCATCAGTATCACTGAATATCTCTTCTAAGATATTATTAGGATCTGGCTTTAACTCATCTGGATCTTCATACCCAACTTCATCTGCTGAATTAGCCCATTGATCAGCAGTACCAAGTATGGGACCTTCTCCATCTTCTGAAGAGCTTTTAGATTTAGACTCTCCACTAACATGAGCTTTATTGGTATTAGAACCTCTCTTATATTTAGCTTTAGCAGGTTTCTTACGTTTACCAGCACCGCCAAATGAAGCACCAGCTCTAATTGATCTAAGTTCTTCCCAGATATTCTTTAAGTAATAGATTGCTCCATTACCATCATCATCTGTTAATAAGCTAACTCCAGAAAGATTGCCACCTTTACCTTGTTTACCAGCAAACTTTTGAGATCCATCAAATAACTTAAGCATAGTATCATGTGGAGTATTCTCGATAGAATGCATCATACTATTAAAGTTAGACATAGCGTCATGGATTTCTTTAGCAGCTAAAGACATATCAGCATTATCCCATGCTTTATTAGCAGCATCTTTATACTTACCGTCATAACCAGATAAAGTCTGATTCTTAAAGAAGTATTCAGATAATTCTTCCATGAACTCTTTCTTACTACCGATAGAGTCTATGTCTTTAGTTACACCACTAGTAATGGCACCCTTTTCCATTTGCTTCTTAAATTCAGCCAAGCCAATTTGTTTAGCACTCTTTTCCATATTGTCTCGGCGTTCTTTAATCTTAGCCATGGTTGTCCATTTACCAGATTCATAGTCATATACTGGTGCAGAATTACCAGTAAGTGCGGCTTCGATTCTAGCTAAGTGGCCAGGGATTACATCGATGATAGCTTTCTTAGTAATACCATCGAATGGTACAGGACCCTTCTCGAACTTATCAGTTTTGAGTTTGGTAGTCATCTCTTGTTTAGCACCGAAAATACGACCTATAATACCAGCTATACCATCACGCTCTTGTCCTGCCTTATGAAGCTCTGCAAGCATATGTGCGAATGTACCAGATAAGGTCTTATCTAGTTTCTTCATTTGAGCACGAACGTTCTTCCCAATGATACCTTGACCAATAGCAATAGGAATGATAGATAATGGATTTGCTACCATCATCTTTAATTGGTCTGGATCCATTCCAGCTAATATACCAAGTTCAGAAGATTCTAATTCATCAGTAGCATTCTTCTTGATATTACTAAAATAACTAGCTAAATTTATACCACCATTTGGTCCAACCAAATTAGTGATATCAAATTTTTCTTTAGTTCTCTTAGCTGCTTCTTCTTGAGCTTTTTGCCTAGCTTGGAAATCATGACGTTGCATATCTAGCATTTCTTTTAAGATAGCATTGTTTTCACGATTCAATTTAGTAGACTCTTCAAAGTACTTACGAGAGTTCTCTAAATGAGCTTGTAAGTTATTTTGGTTAAATGACATGATATTGCTTAGAGTACCATGCATACCTAAGATATTATTATTTAACCCAGAGAATAGTTTCTCTTGTTGAGCAAACATCAGTGCTGTACTTTGACGTACAGTACCGGCCACATGCTCGGCACTTTTTACAGTAGCGCCAGCAATAGCATTTGTACTAGCAGCAGTACTAGCTTCTATAGTTTGTATAGTGGCTTCTGTATCATGATCAAGACTAGGCTTATTATCAGATTCCATAGAGAAATCTTCATCGAAATCCATATCGAAATCATCCATACCCATTGACTTCATCATTAAGTCATCGCCACGTTGTTGGTTATAGAAATTACCAGTTTTTAAATCCTCTAAAGCAGACTTAAAAGCAAAGTCCCCTGCCTGGTAAAGACCAGTATTAGAGATCATTTGACCAGCACGTTTAACTGTACTTTTATAATCTTTTATACCATGGTATACTTGTTTCATAGTATCAGCATTAGTAGACATAAACTCTGTAGCCGAAGGCATCTCAGCTTTGATAGTATCTTCTACTGTAGCAAATACTAAAGACTTACCAAGGTTCTTTAGATAATTAGTAATTTTAACTTTTGCCAAGTGTAATTCCTCCTTTCTTGGATTAATGGTGTGTTCTTGACATACAGCAAATACCCCATATAGGACAGTGCCTATATGGGGATATTTGTGTTTGGAGTCAGTTAAGTTAGAAAATTGGAGTTAAATGTAATAACTATAAGAGGAATCCTACCTAGTTAGTAAGGTTGGCTAGAGGTATGAAAGCACCTTACTAACTAGGAAGAAATTCAATGTGAGTATAATTATAATTGCTCGTATTCTTGGCGATGGCATTACACTTCTACTCACTATTTTGTTATAGCTGTATTATTTTTTAACCCAAGCTGGGCAAGGGTTTTGAACTTTAATACTTTCATAACCAGGTACTTTAACTTCGGTTTTAACGTAGATAGCTTTACCATCTTTGTCGATACCCTCTTGTTTAGGGAAAGAACGAGTAGAAGCTTGTACGTCTTTGAAAGATAAAGTGATATTGGATTTTTCACGACCACCTAGTTTGAAAGTACGGCCAGTATTACGCATATATTCAAATGGGAATGTTTTAACGATGTTTAACATACGTTCAGCATCAGCTTTCTTAGCTTCATAACCAGCAGCTAATACAGTAGCTTCTTCTTTAGAGATTTTAGTTGTAGAAGAGATAGCATTAGCTAAGATATTACGATAGTCATCAGCGATACATACTTCACCAACTTTACCAGTGGAATCATATACACCAACTTTGAAATTAGTGTCATTAAGCATAGCAGCCATTACACGTGCTTCATCTTTATTAGAAGCAGAAGCGTGTTTCAATTCAGCTTTGATTTGTCCCATTAATTCTTTTACAGTACTCATGTTTTGTTTCCTCCATAAAGAAAATTAGTTTTATATTATAAGTCTTATAGACGTATAAACATTGATCTTACTTTTCGTTTCCCTTTAGATTTGAGAAACTCATTTAACTCAATAGGTGTGCTTTGATTTAAGAAATCAATAAAGCTCATATTTCCATTTTCTAACATATCTTTTTTGCTCTTATCAGTCATAACTGTACCTCACTTAGGCTATATAAGATTAATAACTTGTTTATCTGGTAATAATTTATTAAAAGCAGAAAGAACCCCTATAGGACTCATAATCCTATAGGGGATCTTTATTTTTGAGATCAAGTATACTACAAGGTTGAGTATTATAACCCTGTACATTTTTATTGTGGTGACTAGCTGTATGTAAATATTGTATTACGGGTTAGTATATTTTGAAATTGAAGTTATCACCGCAATAAATAAAGAAAATGAGTAACGTCGTATAAGATACCTATAATTGTTTAATACTAACTATTTATCCCCTTACTTGACTTGGAATATGATTTATATTAATAGCTAATGAGATCACAAGAAAGTTATATAATATTTTAAGTTTGGTTATGTCATAACATTTTTCAATTCGGATTTCTATTGGGAAATAGATAAATAAAAATGATCTTATTACACTTATAATATAAACTTCCATTCTAAGCTTAACTTTACTCCATGGATTTTGTATAGTATTAAATAATATAACCAGCTTATATTATTTACTCTATATAAGTGTTAGATTATTTTGGAGTAAGCTATATAGTATAGCCTTAACAAGCTATTAAACGAATACTATACTCAGAATTAACAAAATTGGAGGTTAATAGAATGGCTATCTTAGTAGACCGTATACAACCTTTACGATTGATAAACTCTAAGTTTTATACTCCTATCAATAAGAAGAATAAACGTTTTGGTAGTTGTATATTTCTTATGGCTAAATCATTTGATGGTGTAAAAGATATAATGGATTCACCATTAGTAGAGAACTTAGCTATGTTTAGTTCATACTATGTGGAACCAAACTATAGCTATTACGTTACACCATTAAGACAAGTACAAAGCGAATCTGGTGAGCTATTAGATTATCAACCAGACTTAGACCTTGTGCTTGAGGGTGACCATATAGTTACAGATGACTATATCCAAACTTGTGATCATTTAATCTTGTTTGGTGAATCTGTCGAAGGTCCTATGACTAATAAACGTCTATCTAAAATGCTATATAGAGAGCGTTTTAGAAATAGAAAAGAAATCATGGCATACTACGATACTATTAGAGAGAAATTCCCTAATATCGTATTTACCAAACTATCTATAGATAAGTATATGAATAGAAACTTATTCTATGACTTGACTTATTACACTGATGCATTCTTTACTAATAAGTATAATAAGAAATTCCCTAAAGACTATGGAACTGATATCTTATTTACATTAATGGCTAGATTCGTTAATGATAAACGTCTTGGTTCTTATACAAAGAAAACTGTTATAGTCCCAGTACATGATTGGGCTAAAGACGCTGACCTATCTAGTTTATTTAGTATCACTAAAGATATCAATATCTTCTCCATTATAACTAGATTATATACTACTAGTTCATATGAACTAGAGTACTTCAAAGGGGTTGATTTTATCTTCCTAGGTAAAACAGGCTGGTTCAAAGTTAACTTTGATGATTTCGATAACTACGCTATCTCTAAGTTTAAACAAAATATCCGTAAACTTATTATGAGAGAACCAGTAGAAGACACTGAACGTGAAAACAAAGAAGAAATCAAAATCAAAGTTGCTGATGCTATTGAAAAGCAATCTGGTATCCAAATCAATAACGTAGATGGTTCTAAATCTAATATAGTTAAAGACGTTAGAAAAGCTGATGTGATTGATATGGATAAACCTAAAGAACCAGAATCTAAACCATTAGACCCTCAGTCTTCTAAAGAAGAAGAGAAAGCTCAAGAAGATGTATCTAATCAGCTTAATGATATAGTAAATGCTTCTTCAGATGAAGCAGAAGCTATTAAGAAAGCTGAAGAGGAAGTTAATCTTAAAGTGGCTTTACTTAAAGCACAAGAGACTAGACATACAACTATAGATATTTCACAAGCTAGACGTAAACGTATGAGCCTATTGAATGATAAGTTCTTGAAATCTAGTTTAAATAATAAACCTATCTCTCAATTACTCGAAGAAGAAGCCGACCAACCATTAAGAGCTATGGATATTCCTGAAGTCCAATCTATTGATGAACAATGGGATGGTTTAAAGAAAGTTAACTTCGATAAGCAATATGATTTAGATGCTGATATAGTTAGAGCTATACATGCATTTACTGAAAATAAGACAATCCCTATGTCTATTATCAAGATAGACAAAGATGATACATCTACATCTGAAGATTCGGTATGGACATATAGAGTTCAGCTTGAAGATGCTAATGGTACTAGGCATAATCTTACATTCGATGTACCTAAATTGATTGATAATCGTTTTATGCGGTTACGTGGTAATGATAAGACTATATCTGGTCAGTTAATCAATCTTCCTATTATTAAGACAGGTCCGACTACATCACAGTTGGTTACTAACTATAATAAGATTATGATTAATAAGTATGGTCAACAAGGTAAGTCTACAAATACTACTGCTGCTATTATTAGATCATTGTATAAGATCTTGGAAAATAAGTACAAGGGTTGTAGCACTATTAAGAAAATAGCTATAGGCTCTAACTTAAAGATTACTGCTAAATACATTCTTCCTATGGAATACATTGATATTTCATCACAGTTCTCTTATATTGAGTTTAAAGATGGTACCAAAATCTTATTCAACCAAGATGAATTACGTAATGCACCTGAGTTTAAAGACCCTGGTGAGAATATGCTAGCATATGGTATTAATACTAAAGATAAGACTACACTAGCAGCTGAAGATGATGATGTAGTTAGAATGATTAATGGTAAATTAATGACTGATGCAGCTTATCAAGAGCAGTTCAAGAAGTATTATAAGCAAGGTAAAACTGTAGCCCATGCTAGAGCATCTATTAACCAAATGAATATCCCAGTCATCTGTGTAATGGCATATTCTGTAGGGTTATCTGAGGCTTTAAATAGAGCTAAAGTACAATGGAATGTATATGAAAAGAGACCTACGGCTACAAAGAACTATATTAAGTTTAAAGATGGTTTCTTAGAGTATGATGATTCTCCGGAGACTTCATTATTAGTATCTGGGTTATTTGAAATCAATACAGAAGACTATACTATAGCTGAAACTAATGGTGTAGCTATGTGGTTAGACGTATTAGACCAATATGGTGGTAGAATTAAAGCAAATGGTTTGGACGCATTCTATAACTTAATGATGGACCCTATCACTGTTGAAGTATGTAAGAAGTATAATCTTCCAACTGATTATATTACAGCATTAGGCTATGCTAGTAGTCTATTAGCAGATAATCAATATAATAAGCATACTGATATTACTGGTAACCGTTTCCGTACTAATGAACGGTTAGCTCACTTTGTTTATAAGTCTTTGGCTACAGCATATCAATTATTCTTAGCTGAATATAAGAATGGTAGAACTGATAGCAAGATGTTTATGAAACGTTCTGCTGTTATAGACTTGACTTTAGCAGACTCCACAGCATCTGACTTAAGTATCTTAACACCATTACTTGAAATGGAAACTGCTAACACAGTTACATTTAAAGGATTATCTGGTTTGAACTCTGATAGATCTTATAATCTAGAGAAACGTACTTATGATAAATCTATGGTTAATAAACTAGCTATGTCCACAGGCTTTGCTGGTAACGTTGGTATTAATAGACAGACTACGATTAATATGGCTATTAATGATACCCGTGGTTATATCTATAATAACAAAAACGAAGAAGGTAAGATGAATGACGTTAATACGTTATCTATTACTGAAGCATTAACTCCATTTGGTTCTACACATGATGATCCATTCCGTACAGCTATGACATTCATCCAAACGTCTAAGCATGGTATGAGAACTAGACGTAGTGACCCATTATTGGTAACTAATGGTGCAGACCAAGCATTACCATATATGACATCTGATACATTTGCTTTTAAAGCTAAGTATAAAGGTGTAATTACAGAGTTAACTGATGACTATATGATTATTAGATATCCAGAACAGGATATGGTTGAACACGTTGACTTACGTAATCGTATAGAAAAGAACTCTGATGGTGGTTTCTTCGTTAATCTTAAATTAGATACTGATCTTAAAGTTGGTTCTAAAGTTAAACCTGGTGATATTGTAGCATATGATAAATCTAGTTATTCTGATAACGTTGGTACTGGTAATCTATCATACAATATCGGTACATTAGCAAAGATAGCCATTATGAATACTGACGAAGGCTTTGAAGACAGTGCCATTATATCTGATAAATTATCTGGTGATATGTCCTCTGATGTAGTATTACAAATAGACGTAAGACTCAATAAAGAAGATATAGTAGACTTCATTGCTAAAGTAGGTACACCTGTACAAGAGGGTGACACTTTATTTACTTATCAAATAGCTTCAGAAGATGAAACATCTAATGATATTTTAGCTAAGCTTAAGTTAGATGGTGATGAAGCCGGAGACTTAGGTAAAATTAAAGTCAAATCTAAAGTAACTGGTGTATTACAAGGTATCAAGATTTATCGTACTAATGAATTAGAAGAATTATCTCCTACATTGCGTAAGACTGTAGAAGATTACGAATCTAGTATCAATAAAACTAAGAAACGTCTTGAAAAATTGAATATATCTACAAAAGAATATGATTCTACTGGTAAATTACCTGCAACTGGTAAACTAAAACATGCTGAAGATAAAGTTCTTATTGAATTTTATGTGAAGTATGATGATACTATGGGTGTAGGTGATAAACTAGTATACTACTCTGCATTAAAAGGTGTAGTAAAATCTATCTTCCCTAAAGGTAAAGAACCTGTAAGTGAATATCGTAGAGATGAAAAAGTACATACACTACTAGCGACACATTCTATTAATGGCCGTATGGTAGGTTCAGTACTTATTATGGCTGCTATGAATAAAGTTCTTATTGAACTTAGTAGACATGTAAAAGATATTATGGGTATTCCTTGGGATCCAGAATTGTAGTAGTATAGTCCCACTAGGTCTGTAAATTGGCCTAGTGGAACATCTTATTAAATTTTTATTTTTCTTTTCTAAGGAGGTAAATAATATGCCTGACATTGAAAATAAGACAACCTCAGAAAACAAGGTTGAATATAAAGTTTATGTCAATACAAGTAAGAAACCTTTATATGTACGTGAAACACCTGATGACCGTGGTCTTATGCGTGCATTTGTACGTCCAGGTGAAGTAGTACATATTTATGGCTTTGCTCCTGGTATTATTTATGCAGTACCACCAGAAATCTCTAAAGAACGTGAGAATGTATGGGGTAGAGTTAGTGAACCTGGTAGACCAGAACGTTGGGTGCGTATCTCTTCTACATATGGTACATTTGACTATTTAGAAGAAGATACTTCTAATATTGCACAATTCCCACCAGTAGACTCTCGTACTTTGAAATATAATGATATCGTTGGTATTAAACCAGGTTCTGTAAATGCATATGGTCAAAAGATTGCTAAAGAACTTTGCTTACCAAACTGCTATCATGTAGTTTATATGCTAGATTCTTCCCGTCGTTTGACTTTGTTGGGTCATCGTGTTAAAAATGGTATTAACCAATGGATTCCAACTAAAACATTGGTTATGGTTAAACAATATGACCCATATGCTCGTTACAATAATGAAAATGCTGATGGCATGTATGCTAAAGCACGTGCTAAAGCCGAAGAGGATCCATTCCGGGGAAAATAAACGGGGAAGCTGCACTGCCCCATGGTATTTACTTCAAAGTGGCATCCACTGCTACAGATATGGCAGATAGAGCATTAAATAATTTACGTAATGAAGGTTTAGATGGTATTGGTGGAGACGCTGATAAACTTAAGAAGACAATGTCAACTGTACTCAATTCTAGTAGTACAGAAAAACTTGCATTAGGTAAGCCTTTTAACCAAACAGATTTGGCTAACTATCAAATGTTTACTGAGGCTGCTGAACGTCTTGGTACTGATAAGATGTCTGATGGTGAAATACAATACTATCGTATGGCTAAAGAGATATCCAATTACAGTAATATGAGCCCTCAAGAACAAGCTACTATTCGTCAAAGAGCCGCAGAAGTATCAGCAGACTATTGGGGTACTGGTAGTGCTGAAAATCAAAAGATGATTAAAGGCAATATTGTAACCGAATTGGGTGTTGCTGGTACAGCTGTAGACTATAGTAATGGTAGTGCTACTAAAGGTGCTAATAAAAGTCCAGTTAAAGCTGTAGCTGGTCAAGGTAATGCTGGTATGACATTAGAGCAGGGTTATAAAGCTGGTAGAGATGCCATTATAAAGAACTCTGGTAAAGATGTAGCTGCTGGTCAAAAACGTGAATATGAAGATTCATTAGCATCTACTGCTGATATGGCAGCAGCATCAAACTTTAATGCTTATAATATCAATATCAATGAATTTGAAACATCTCAGTTATATCGTGTATTTGGTATGCCTTACCAATGGATGGATATAGCAGATAGACGTATTCCTGGTACTGATATAGGTAGAACTTTTGGCGCTAAAATAGCATCTAAGATACCATTATTGATTATGACACCAGGGTTACCAGAATTCTTAGCAGGATATTCTAGTAAAGAAAAGAATGCTTTAATTCAGAAACTATCTGGTGGTGCTGATGGTATATCTTTACAGTCATTAGCTGATGGTATAGTAGGTAAAGGTAAAGAAACTAAGTATTACCAATTACGTTTTGCTAAAAAAGAGTATTTTACTTATGTAAATGCTATGACCAATGCATTAGCAGCCTACCTAGGTATATCTGATGAAGATTCACCTTATGGTGGTAAGATTGGTAACTTTGATTGGTCTACTTTAACTTCTACATCTTCATTGTCAAAACAGTTATCTTATTACGGTGCTGTAGCATTCTATCTAAATTCAGAAACATCTATTTCTGAATCTTTTAGTAATGATACAACTCAATCACAATTAGCATCTAAAGTTAATGAGATGTCTGGTATGGTTAGAGAGCTACAATTCATTACTGGTTTAACTAATATCTCATTCTATGATAATGCTAATACTAGTAGCGGTAATGTAATCAATAATACTGCATCAGATAGTAAAAATGCTGGTGATAGCATGTTTGGTAGCTTTGGTACTTTCATTGATAACTTAAAGACTGGTGCTAAAACTGTATTTGCTGGTGGTAAGCTAGTATTCCCAGAAATATGGTCAGATTCTAGTCATAGTGTAAGTTATACAGTTAATCTTAAATTGACTACACCTGACTTTGATAAATATAGTTGGTTCCTAAATATAGGTGCACCACTTATCCATCTAATATGTATGGCAGCTCCAAGACAAATGGGTGCTAATGGTTATGCATCCCCATTCTTAGTCAGAGCATTCTATAAAGGGTTCTTTAGTATAGACAGTGGTATGATTGGTTCACTATCTATAACTAAGGGTACAGATGGTGGATGGACTATTGATGGGTTACCAACTGTAGTCGAAGTATCTATGGATATCAAAGATTTATATCATAGCATGAATATCATTGCTCCTGATGTAATAGGTGATTTATCAGGTAATCTATCTATGGAAAGTTCATTAAAGAACGTAAATGCTTTAACTTACCTAGCTAATATGGCTGGTGTAAATATTAACCAAACAGACATTGGTCGTGCATTTAGATTATCGTACTGGTCCATCAAAGGACAGGCTACACAGTTATTATCTAATGGTCCAATGCAAGCATTAACTCAAACTGTAATGAATAGAATAATGCATATGTATAATTAGTTTAATATAAGAACAAAAACATCCCGATAAGACCATAAGTGTCTTATCGGGGTTTTTATTCACAGAAAGGAGGACACTTATAGCATGAAACGTAAAACAAGACATGAGAAGCTCTTACAATATGAAGAGAAATATGGAGAAATACCTAGTGATCATTACGATAGGCTACAATTCATATCTAATGAGCTAGGTATTAGTAATAAACAACAAGCTGAGATTATGGAAGCATACCATAATGCTATAGATAGTACACAATATAGTCATATTAGAGTTATACTATATGAAGAACCTGAGGGTGCACCAAGACCTAGGTTCCAATTAGTTAATAGATATAATTTAGCAAACGCTGCTTTAAGCAATGGTTCATTTGTTAAGGTATATTCACCAACTGGGTTAGAAGACAATAGCAGTATGCGTCGTATGATTGACTCTGGTGAGTTGAATCAAATACAAGAGATGCTATATACTCCAACTATAGTTGAGTTTAATGCTTATCTTAAAACACCACAATATTTTAATAAGAAAGAAACAGCATTAGCTGAAGTTGGTTTAATAAGGCCTTTATCTAAACCAGACTGGGATAATATTGGTAAGAAGTATTCCGATATGTTTAATTCTAATATCTGGTTAGATGATACTCTAGTTATAGATGGTTCTGTAAGAAGATTCTATTCAGTAAAACCTAGGGTTGAAATAGATATATACTTTATGGATAAAGTGTATACTAAGAAACAAGCCAAAGGTATATCTAAGTCTTTAGAGAATCAAGGTATAACTAAAGAAATAGATTATATTATTAAATAGGGAGGAGACTATGACATTGAAACAGATTATAAACACCTGGGCTAAAAGATTATGGCAAAGGCTTAGAGGTAAAAAAGAAGAACCTAAATATGATTTATATCAAATACCAAATGGACCAGGATTCTTTGTACCTAAAGGGACTACACCACCACAGTTTGGTAAAAACATTTCTATTCAGCTTCCTGAGAATAGAAAACCTATTAGACCGCCAGCACCACCTAAAGAAAAAGTTAAAGCTGATACTGATGGTGATAAAGTAGACTCTATGATATATGGGGTAGAAGCAATGCGTCGTTTAGAGTTAGATGAGGATGATCTAAAGCTAACTGAGGAAGAAATCAAAGAAGTAGATGCTAAGATTGATAGATGGTATAAAAAATCACCTAACTCTACGGTAAATGGTATAAAAGATATGGCTGAAAAGTTTAAGGATATTCAAAAGAATCCTAAATATCATGAAGATATTTCTCCATTACTTAGTGGTGCAGCTGTATCTAATAAAGAAGTAATTGATGGTATAACTAAAGCTATACGTGAAGTTACAAAACCAAATAAGGATACTAAAAAACCTGCACAAAATAAACGTCGTAAACGTACTAATTCTAAAAAGAAATCTGGTGAAAAGAAATGAGTTTTGGTAGCGGTCAATCCGAAGAAAACAAACTAAAGGGTGATACACAGCCCCCTTATGAACAGTTTGAGAAATGTGAAAGAAAAACTTGTGTATACTTAAATAATAACGGTAGATGCATTTGGGAAACATGTAAGTTTGACAATGAAGACCCTGGGTACGTACAATACTGGGATTTCGAATGTCAAGCATGTCATAAGATAGACCAACGTGATGTACGTGATATGAAGCTAATGTTTTGTGATAGCTGTCTAGAACGACTAGCTAAAGCTGAACGTTTACCATTTACTTGTATCATCTGTGGTAAAACACAATCATCTCCACCTAAGGGATTCTCCACCCCTATATGTAATACATGTTTACGTAAGTTAAGAAACTCTGTACATTGTAAGTATTGTGGAAATGCCTAATTAGTTATATATTATAGCTATAGGAGGTAATAGACAATGCAAGAATTACAATCACGTTATAAAGCTAGCGTAGAAGGAATCATTATATCTAATATGATTCCTTATCGTGTATTAAATGATTTAACTATTAGAGAGTTTGCTAATAGCGATGCTACAGGTTTAAATATCTATATAGACTTGTATCATATCTTTAGAGACTTCTATAAGAATAATATGCTTCTTATAGCTAAACATGACTTAGTGGCTTATATAACTAACTTAGTTGGTCACTATAGAGACTTTTATAGAAGATACTTTGGGGTACATACAAAGTTCTTCTTAATTTATACTACAGGATATTTCCCTACAGCTGTAGATGAATTACCAACTTATAATCAAAATTCGTTAAATGATTATGAAATGTCTATAGGCATCAAGGAATATCTTGAGCATAATATGTACGTATTGAATATACTTTGTAAGTATCTTCCTGATATATACTTCATTGAGGCTCCAGTAGACCCATCAGTATCAATCTATTCTATTATGAATGATGAGTTTGCTAGTGGTAACTATAATCCAAATATCATTCTAAGTAGATCAGTAATGAATCATCAATTGATTCCTATATCTATGGCACAGACTATACAGATTAAGCATTTGTATAGATATGGTGAGTTAGAATGTAAAGCCATCAATATTGATAACTGTATCTTAGAATATATTGATAGTCTCAAACGTAGTATATCTGAACCAGAACTAATTGGAACTATACCTAGAGATGCTTTAAGTTTAATCATGGCATTATTAGGAGTAAAACAACGTAGTGTGAGTGGTACAGGTATACGTACTGATAAGATTATTAAAGTAGTACCACAGTTCTTAGCACATAAACGTACTAACTATATTAGTAGCTTTGCTGATATAGCTGAACTATGTCAGTTATTGAATAAGAACTTAGACCCCAATAAAGTATTTAGTAACTTTAAAGCAGTTGATGTGTTACATCAATACAATAAGTATATATTAGCTGGTAAGCCAGTTGAGGATATCAGATGGAATGTAAATCTAATAGATCCTGATATGGTAAAGAGTCTTAATAATAAGTACTTCTCTAATCACCCATTAGATCTAACTAGACTATAGTCCTCAACATTCTAGTACAAGGGCCACTATCGGTCCTTGTACTTTATTTTTTTTTCTTGAGGTGATACATATGCAGCTCACTTATGAATATATGGCTAGGATAGATTTCAACCATCGTGGTGGTAATGAATCAAAATCATATCCTATAGAGCAAGAGAATATAAAACAGATTATCATCAATAAAGAATATGATGATCTTAATATGCCGATTATAACGGTAACTATGAGTGTCGATACGAATATAGTTGACTTAATGATTAAAGACAATAAAGAATCAACTATGATATTGACTATTAATAAGAAGAATACTAATACACAGTCGACTACAAACATTGTAGAGTCTTATATAAAAGAAGAATGTACATATCTTATTGAGGGTGATGTAAACCCTAATAAAGAATGGGACAATAAAGCACCAACCAAAGAAGAAGCTGAGAATAAAGATAAGTTTAGGCTTATTCGTGTTGGTCTACTATCTAAGCGATTAGCTGATGCATTACAAAAACCAGCCAATCTAACTGTATATGATTCTAATATGCAAGATATAGTTATGCAGTTATTAAATAATGGTATACCGCTACTAATGGAACCATTTGATTACAAAGATCCTATCCCTCAGTTGATATTGTCCCCTAAAGAATCTCTATCAAAGTCATTAGATTACTTAAACAGTGTAAAAGTATTCTATGAGACTGGTTATAGATTCTTTATGGATTTTGATAATACGTATCTTGTATCTAAAGCTGGTAAATCTGTATTACGTAAGAATGATAGATACCCAACTATTAAGATTGATGTAAAACCATTGATGGGTGAAGATGGTATGGTTCGTGGTATAGAAACAAATGATATAGATAAAGTGTATGATATGATTGTACCTATGAATGATACTAACTTTAATAGTGATGATCTAATAGATAAATCCATGGAAGGTATTGCTGCTGTAGTTGACGCATCTAAACAAAAGCAAGAATCATTCCTAAAGAAACATAAAGGGTTTGGTGGTATCTTAGGTGCTTATAAGAATATCCTTAATATCATGGATAATGTAAAAGTCTTCTCTGGACAAGTACGTAATGTAGTCCAGAATATACATAGAACTACATATGAGATTAAGGGTAGAATGATTGAAATGAAAGAGCAGGTTGATGATTTTAAAACAACCACTCTAGATCTATACAATCAAACTAAAGCAACTATAGCATCTTTACCACAGGAAGCATTACAACAAATAGGACAAATAGATGACGTAAAGAATATATTAACTCAGATAAATGAAGCTAATGATAAGTATGGTAAATACATCAATAAGTGTATACCTAACTTTGATGAGTATGTAAAAGCATATACTGGTCAGATATACAATATCGAAGGAACTAAAAACTATGTAGGTGGTATTAAACCTATAAACTTCCAAGATAATCTAGGTAGTTTACAAACATCTTGCTGGGACTTTAAGAAAGATGCTGAGAAAACTGATGCTACTCATAAGAAAGGTATGGCACAATTCTCTAGAGGGTTTGTAGGTTGGTCTCAAAATATAGGTAATGTATCTACAACGTTAATGGATTTACCAGATACAGTTAGCTATTGTATTAACCCAAAAGACCCAGTAGACTCTAGACAATATAAAGAAGTAGATTTAAAACACTTAAAGAAATTTAGTGCTCCATTTCAAGAGATGTTTACTAGTGCTGATGCTTATGGTAAAGGAATTACAAAAGATACAGCGACTATGGATGCCTCAAACAAGCTAAATAGGAATGCTGGTGCAACGATAAAGGCGTTTGTAGACAAGGCTCAGGGTATCCCTACTGACTTCAGTCAAAAATTGCTTGAGGGCGGCAATATGGTAATTAAGGACTTTAAATCACAAGCCGACTCTGCTAAGCAAATGTTTATAGATAATAAACAAATGTATAGACAGCAATTCAATAGTATGCGTGATACATTTAATGTAATCAAACAAGGTGCTCAATTATCCATTGATAGTTTTAAAGACTTAGGTGATATAGGCTCTGATGGTGAATCCTTAGTAAGTATTGCTTTAGATACAGTAGAGACACTGGCTAAACAAAAGATTATTCGTTTACCTAATGACAATATCAATATCTTAAAGAATATTAAACATGCATTAGATTTACAAAAGACTACCATTACAGTTCATAAACTAGAATTGGATAATGATATATTCAATATCAATATTAAGTATATGATTAGTAATGAAACAGAAAAGACTACACGTAGTGGTGAGTATATACTAGTTTCTAAACAAGAAGTATATGATAATAATGGTACTACATTTGTAGCTAATACAATTCTTACATTCCATAAACTTCCTTCTGGGAAAAAGAAAGAATAGACAAAAAGAATCCCATATAGGCATTGCCTATATGGGAGTTTCTTTTATTTATTTAGCAGGTTGATTTTGTTGATCATCATTACCTTGTGGTTGATTGCTTTGGTTATTACCATTATCACCCTCATAGTATTTAACGTGTTGCTTAATGATTTTATAGAAATCAGAAGCAAAGCGTTCAGCTGCAGCAATACGAATAGACATCAATGTAGCCACTGTGGAAGTTACACGTTTAGCATATTGCTGTACATTATTATTACCACTACCATTAGGCTTATTAGGGTTTTCATTGATTTTACCAGACAAAGAATCTTTGCTATCTTGATTACCGATAGTCTTTTGATTTTGTTGTTGGTTATTAGCTGCTGGTTGAGATGGTTGATTGCCATTATTTGCTGGTGCTGGGTTATTACCACCATTAGCATCATCTTCTAAGAATAATTGATCATTGTATAAGAACGCAGATTCATTTGCTTTTTGTTGTTGGTTAGCTGTAGCCAATTTAATCAAGTTGTCCACATCAGCCAAAGCTTTATTCTTATCAGATTCAAATAATTTAGTTAGGTTATCAATATTCAAACAGTACTCAGCTAATTCTTTCATATTCTTGATTTGATAAGATACCACTTCTTTAGAACCATAGAAGAATGTTTTACATTTATCTTTGAAAGTTTCACCTTCAGCATTACCTACTAAAGAGTTTTCCAATTCTTTAACAGCATCATCTACAGATTTAGAGCCACTAGCAATAGCTTGAGTATCAGAAGTAATCTTAGAAGATAAGTTGTTGATTAAGCCAGCATTGCTAATATTAGCTTTGGCCTTATCATAGTCAAACATCTTAAGATCACTAATAGCTTTGAACTCTTTATCCATTACAGCCATATTCTTTTGGATATACTCTTTAGAGATACCAGTGAACTTCTTGAACCAATCAGAAGATTTAGTGTAGATATTATTGATGAAGTCTTTAAGTTTACTTAAGAAACCAGAGAACTTATCAGCTACCCCTTCATTGATTCGTTGAAGTTTGTTTTCTACATCAATTTTCTTAGCGAATGTAGATGCTTCAAGAATACATGCTTCAAGATTTACAGATGTTTCGCTTAATTTGATCAAGTGTTCTAATTCAGCTAATCCATCTTTATCACTAGAAGTCAATGCTACAAGAGATGTAGCCAATTTGATATCAGAGTTTTTAGAAATAGCTTCTGGTGCTGTTAAGTAAATAGCTTTAAGTAAAGTTACACGATCAGATTCAATAGCTTTTTCAGCTAAAAAGACAGCATTATTGTATTTATACAAATCAGTCAATGCCATTTCCTGTAATTGATGTAATAAAGCTTGTTCAAGCTTAGCTACTTCACGTACAGTATCAGCATTGATTTCACCAATCTTCATAGAATCTAATTTACCAAAGATATAGTCATATTCTTTGATAGCATTTTCTTTACCAGTCTTAAGATCAGTAAGCTTTTCTTTCTTATTAGTATCTAGTGTTTTCAATAACTCACTAGCATCTTCTAGAGTAACTTCACGAGCTTCAATAGTAGGGTTTTCGACTTTCTCGATCAACTGCATATAAGTCAAATGATCTTCTTTACCCATTACAGAACCACGAACACCAGACTCTAATACATTGAAGTTTTCACTGATTGTTTTAATTACACCATCAAGATCTTCTTTAGAGTTATGGTAGAAGTTTTCATAGATTTTACTAATAGATTTGAAAGCGTCTTTAACTGCTGGAGTATACTTAGACTCTTCGAAGAATAACTTCTTAAGTTTAAGTCCTTTACAGTCAGCTTGGTTAGCAAATTCTTTTAAGAAACGTTTATCTTTAGAACTTACATAAGCCAATGTAGACACTGCATCATTATAGGATTTACCATATGCTTCTACAATAGACTTTAAGTTCTTACGGTATACGTTATATAAGTTTTCACTTACGGCTTTGTATTTAACTACATCACCGTCAGCGGATAATACACCACGGTAGAATTCTTGTAGACCTTTAGCTTCGTGGTTACGGATATCTTCTACTAGGGAGTACATAAATTGTTTACGGGAAATATCACATTTACCAGTAACCAACTTATTATCAGTAGCATCCATAATATAACTAAAGGAGAATTGTTTATTTTCCATAAGTTACCTCATAAAAAAATATTTATAAGGTATGAGGATGTACCCCATACCTTATAAATTATTTTACATAATAGTCAGTTTACGAGTAAACTAAAATTATTTAGCAGCTTTGATGTAAGCAGTACGTGCAAGACGCATTACTTTTTGACATGCTGCAGTTTGACCTTTGATGAATACGTTAGTCAAGTTAGCGGATTGCATAATGATAGCACGGAATTTAGTATATTTGTCGCTTTCATTTTCTTTAGGTGCTTTGAAGATAGCTTCAGTAGTTTTGCTGATAGATTCAACAATTTTGTTGGAAGATTGAATAGCACGGAATGCAACATCGCCGTTATTCAATACACGTTCGATATCAGTTTGTGCTTTACCGAAAGTAGTTTCTTCTTCTTCACCAATAAGATCTTTAACTACAGCGTCAACAGAAACGTTTTCACCGTCATCAGAAAGTTTCAAACGTTCTTTGATATCTTTTTTGATTTGAGCAGCGTCTTTTTTGTCTACAGCGCCTTTTTCTGCATTAGCAGCCATACGTTGGATATCAGCTGTAGTAATAGTAGCATCAGGAGCTTCGAAACAGCTTTTAGAGTCTTTAACCCATTTAACTGTAACATCTTTGCTGTCTTTTACTTTGTCTTTGTATTTTTCAAAAACTTTTTTATTATCGCTAGAGAAGCGACCTAAGATTTTAGCGATGACGTTGCTAATGAAAGTTTTGATTTTAGCAGCCCATTTTTTAATGAAGTCGATAACTTTTTTACCAACCTTTTTAAGAGTGTCAATAACGCCTTCTTGAATAGCTTCTTCAGAAGCGCCTTCACGAAGCATAGTCATTTCACGGAAATCAGCCATTACTAAATCAGTGAAAGTTTCTTTGTCGAATTCAGCACATTCCATCATGATTGTGTCCATGCCATATTCGCTAGTGTACATTTCTTTATTTTCTAATACAATACCGTCATCTAAAACGGATTCAGTGAAGAATGCCATATTAATTAGCCTCCATTTAATTAAAAAGTATTAACGTTAATATTTTTCCTATAAAAGGAAGATGCTCTATACATATTTGTTATTAGATTATATCTAAATCAAGTAATTCTGCATCTTCTTCTACTTCATAAGATTCGTTTTTACTACCTTTAAGTTTAAGCAAGAATACACAAATATCATGAACAGTTTCCATGTTTTCACGGATTGCACGAAGTTGTTGATTATGCATAGTTAATATAAACCGTCCAGCTTGGATACGCCAGATAGCAAGAGACGCTAACCATGCACCTGTAAACTTAGCTTCAATGATTTGCTCAATTTGTTTAATTAAATCGTTGTAAGCGGTTACATTTAACCGTTGCAACTTCAACCAGTCAAAATCCAAGAAGTCAATCATTTCGTCAATGTGGGAAGCAATAAATGCTTGCCCAATTTCATCTTTACCAAAGGAGTGATTTTTAATAGCTCTATCAAATAGCTCACCACTTTGTAATTGGCGTCGTGTTGTTGTTGGAGACACCGCACTGAAGAAGTGTTGGAATTGGCCAACGATGTTCTTAAATGGGGTTGCAATAAAAGAAGTAAATAAGTTGATATGATCAAATAATGGTTTACCGTATAATGTATTTACAACAAAGCGTTTAGAGTATTTCATCTCTGCATTAGCTTTGATGATACGTACATTGTTTTCATCTTCTACTACACGCTGTAAGTTACCAATAGTATTGCTAGTATACCATTTGTCTGCAGCTTTCATAAGAGTTTTAATAATACCATGATCGAAATATTCATTTTTAGTAGCTTCATTAGCATACCAACATTCGATAGCAACTTCAGAAGCACCTTCAGCGATAAGCTCTTGTTCTTTATCGAATAACTCTTGAATTTGAGCGTTACAAGATTCGATAAGAGAATCTAGTGTATCCATATTATCTTCAGCTTTTTCAATCAAGACACCAATGTCATCGACTAATAATAGTTTGTCCATTTTTTTTAATTCCTTTACTAAACAATAACGAATTCAATATCTAATTGATTTTCTTCAGTATTAGCAGTATTGACATTCAAGAACTCAGGAATACGTCCGACAATCATTTCATCTCTACGATAGATATGCTGAATACCTGGACCATATCCATTGAATTCTAAGAACTCAAAGTATACTAATACGTCTTTATACTTATCAGTAATGTAAGTGATAAGATTAGGTATATGAAGATCGTTGATTTGAGCAGTATCTTCGATATATAATCGAATATCATTCTTAATCAATGTGATCATCTCTTTAGTGCTAGTATTGATAAACTTAACACGGAATCGTAAACTTAAGTTAGTTCTATTCAATGGTTTACCATCTTCTACATAGAATAGTTTAGATGGACCATATGTATTAAACAATTTAAAGTCAATACCGAATGAGTCTTCTAGTACATTCAAACACTGATTGATGTGTACACGTTTCTTCTCTAAATCTAAGATAAACTTTTGTAATTTCATCTCAGTATTAATGAAAGACCAACCAACCATAGGAACTTTGTCTATAGTATAGCTTAGTGTACCATTATCCAACTTAGTGACTTTAACTTTAGATTCGATAATATCAGAATAGTTATACATAAAGTCTACACCACCACGAGTGTTGTAGATATTAGTAAGACTATATCCTTCTAAGTTGCCACTAGTAAAGATTTGTTCAGACTTATATGTACCAGCATCTTCACCATCTTTATTCTTAATGAAAGTGAATACTTTAAACTGAGTATTATTTGGCATATAACCATACAAGTCATTATCAGAACCAGCTTCTTTAAGATTTAAGATCTTAAGTTGGTTTAGCGTATCAATAGAGTTATCTGTTTCCATATCAAACTCATATAAGAAAGAGAACTCTGTTTCGTTGTACTTCTTGAATTTACCTTGAGTCCAACGTACAGGTTTCTTATCTTTATAGAATACCCCTAAGACTTTAAGATCTACACTAGTAATTTCATCAGGATCTAGTTCATTGTCTTTATGAACTACACCGATATTTCTATCGATATTTTGAACTAGCTTAACTGTGCATTTGTAAGTATTCTTATCAGTGAAGTATTCTCTCTTCCAGTTAAGATTATTACAAATAAATTGGTACTTGGAAGCTTTATTGATATACTCAAACTCAAGAGCTTTCTTAGTATCCATATAATTAATATAATATGAAGCATATAGAGGACTCTTATTGATTACAATCATAAATGGATTGAAGTATAAGAACTTAATCTTATTTATAGATTCTAAATCTTCTTTTGATCTATCATAAATAACTTTACCACTACCACCAGCATCATACTGAATAGTATTACCAGTATTGAAGATATAGTTTTCACTAGATACATTATCAAAGTCACGTCTAATCAATTCTATAGGAACTGTATTAGTCGGAATCATTTGTGTATCAGTACTAGCTAATAGATAAGCATAGTATAGACGATATAATGGAGATTCCATCTTCTTGAAGAAGTATAGCTTATTCTTAGGTAAACCATAGCTTAAAGAGTTAAAGAAGTTATTAACGTCTTTAGAGTTAGTTACACTACCACGAGCTAATGCTTCTTTAGGAATCATTAACTTTAACTCATCAATAGTCTTCTTATCCAAGCCATCTTCAGATGCAGGTAAGCCTAATGGATCACCTATTGGAGTAATAACCATGAACAAACGGTCATAGTTAAATCTATCACTGATAGGATATAGTTGGATAGGGTCTATATATTTGAAATTACCTTCGGAACCCTTGGTTGTATATAGATTGACAGAAATTTCAGAGTTCATACCAGGAATATTAGAAGTATCACTAAATACCAATCTAATAGTCTTCTCATCTATATATGTATAACTACAGTAGTTGACTTCACTACCAGTATGTAACCCTTCATATATAGGTAAGAGTTTAACTGGTTGACTACCATAGTTCTTAATAGTTACATCGAAACCAGCTAACTGATCATCGAATGTAAACTGATAAGTTTTATTCTCAATAGGGTTTCTATTAAGAATAGTAGCAGTGTTTTTCGTATACGTATATTGACGTATACGACATCTTACTGCAATTTTTTGTTCATTCTCATCAAGAATCCGACCAACTGGTGGTAAGTATGGATCAATGATTTCAAATGAATCAATAATTGGATTATAAGCAGATAAGTCATACTGTGCAGTATATACATAATCGCCGTCTGGTAATACCACACGACGAATTAAGATATCATACTCAGTATGGAATTCAAATCCACCAATATTAATAGCTACTTCTCTATCAAATGTAAATACATCATTACGCATATTAGCTAATAGTACATCTTCGGAGATAGTGAATACTATATCCATATATGCAGGTCTAGCATTAATATTCTTAATACCTAAACCTAAAGCATGAGCAATAATATTCTTTTCGAATTTAGCTCTAGTTGGAATAGCTTCATTACCAAACTCCGAAGCCATAATGATATTATTTTGTAGAGATGTAGAGAATACGTCACTTAGATAACCAAATATACCCATAGATAGGGTAAGATCATCTTCTTGGATATGTTTTTTCTTGACAGCATCAATATATGAATTAAGATCATAAATATTAGAGTTCGTCAATAGTTCATTAGCCATTAATCTCCCCCTTCCTAAACGTTATATTTCTCACGATATCTAGCATATTCTTGTAAATTCTTTCTAGCCTCATCATACCCTCTAGGGTTTTTGTCAGTGAAGTTATAAGAATCAGATGGAGCTTTCCATTTAAGTTTATAGAACTTATATTGATTCTTACCATCACCATTAAGACCAGCAATATATGGAGCCTGCATCCAATCACCAGACCAACCATCTAATGCATCTATATAACCACCACCAGCAGCATTACCACCAGAATATAGACTACATAGTTGATTGAATTCGTGTAATGTGTCAACTTCCATATCGAAAACAAATGTAGATTTAAAACTAACTGTAAATCTTAAATCAGAACCGTCTGCCATGTCACTAAATACATCACGTGGTACTGTCTTAGGGTACACACCAACATACTTAGCCCAATAGATGATATCTTCACCACCAGAATCTTCAGATACTATGAACTTATACATAGACATTTGGTCATGAATAATACGTTGCATAGCATAAGCTTTATTAGGCTGATTAATTCTACCAAAGTGCTTCAATCTAGAATATTCATCAAACAGCTTGAAAAACATGTAGACTTCTAGATACTTAGTATCTAGAAACTCTACACTGAATTCATGGTTTTCATCACTCTCTATTGAAGTCCCTCGATAGAATACAGAAGAACCTAAAATATTTCTAGATGTCTCATAATCATTAGCTACACTAATAGCTGGCAAATCGACATTAGAAGTTTTCTGGTTTGAAAGAAGATTAACGAATGGCTCAGAACGATTTTGAGAATAGCATAGTTGATGCAATACCTCAGGATATTTAGTTGCTGCTTCTACAAATAGTGGATTATTGGCTACAGAGTCAATGAATGTTTTAGACATATCATTACTACCACCACTACCAATAGAAAAGTTCTTATCATGTAAGAAGATTTGTAAATCTGGTTTTGTAAAGAATATATATTCTCTAGTCATACCTACACGATTATACGGATCTATCTTAGAGAACCTAGCAAATCTATGATATCTATCTAGAGATGTCGGATTGTATATACCATTCTTTTTAATGAATTGCAACATCATTTGGGAATCAACCGTAGGTTTAAGATTCTTATATTCTTGAGTATTCTCGGTTAAAGTTTTACCCTGTCTGATGTCAGTTGTTTCATCGGACATTCTCAGTCTCCTTTCTTTATAGGATTATAGAGATGTTTCAAAGATATCTTTAATTGTATACTATAACTATGAATAAGAGATAAGAGTCTAGCTGATAACTCATTAGAGTTAACTCTCCCTCCAAAGTTTTGTTTATTAGACATCAGTTAAAGGAAGAGGTAACCACTATGAGCAGCTATGATTATGATACTAACGAGATTATTACGGGTTATGGTGACATATACGATATGAGTTATTTAGGTAAGTATGTAGAGACCAATGATTCCATTAAAGTAAATCAGGTAGCTAAGACAAACTTTAGACCAGCAGCTCCAGGAGAAGTTCTTATTGACCAAGACGGCAATGTTTATTATTCAAGCAGAATCGTTAAGAAATTAAGAAAAGATCTTTTAGCAAACGCTGTTCTTGTAGATGAGTTATTGTCCTTAATAGGTCCTGGTAAATATTATAACGATGGAAGTGAAGAAGTCATGAGAACGCCTGAAGAAAAATGTTATACATATAAAGAACGTATGGAACTCGCTAGAGAATATGCCGAAGAAGACGGTTATTATGAAGATATTTTAGATCGCATCAATGATGCAGAACCAAAGTCTATATTCATTAAGTAACTATTTTATATTCGGCTAGGCTTTTATTTTTTGCCTAAATGGGGCTAGTTTAACATAGTAGTAAATTTCAATATTGAATTTAGAATACGTATTTTAAGGAGGACTATAATGTCTTACATTCAAGAATCAATCCTCAGCGATATTATCAATGTCTATGACAATGTAACAGCTGATGATTTCAGTTTAGACAAATTATTACCGACCCAAGCGGGTGGATATAAGTCTTTCAAGTCTATTAATAGTGCTACTAAAGACTTGGTACTTACATTCCCAGTTATGTTTAGCCGTAATATGGAATTAGCAACAGCTGAGCTAATTGCTAAAGCACTTGAAGCTAAGTATGCTAACTTAGTTAAAATGCTTTTAACTGCTATGGCTATCACTAATGCTACAGATGCTATTGATTACGTTAAGAATATCCATAGCAATATGCAATTTAATGATGGTATTGATGTAGATGACTATCTTACTATTAATAATAAACTAGCAAAAGAATCTGGTGCAATGACCATGTTTACACCTGGTATTAAAGCTGTATATGAAAACTACAAGCACAGTTTAAAACATAGCTTACCGTTAACTAATACTATCATTACAGAAGCCGACTCTAAACGTAATGAAAATAAAAGTGGTAAAAGTAAAGATGATAAACCTGGTAGCGTTACATTGATGAGTCAAGATAAAATTGATAAAGCTAACCAACAAATGCCATTGATGATGAAAGTTAACTTCATCTCTAAAGCTACTGGACGTCCTATTACTACATCTGCATACTTAGGTATCAAATGTAAATTATTCGACGTAGCTGGTTTAGATATCGTTCAACGTATTGTATCTAAGAACTCTTCTGCTATCAGCTTATTCAACTTTATCCGTGCTACATCTCAAGAAATTGGTTTCTGGAGAGATTTTGTATTTGCATTGAGTAAAGCTAAAGTTGATGCTATCTCCAATGCACGTAATGGTTCTTCTTCTAAAATGTGGAAAGCATTAGAGCAACGTGCTACTAAATCTAAACTCAACCAATTCTTCCGTCAAAAGAATGATGCTACAGCTATCACTTCTTTATTGGTAACTACAGATGAAGTAGAAGAATTGAAAAAGAATAATGACATTGATCTTTCCAGATCTAATGTAGCTAGAAAGATTATGTCTGACTACAACTTACTCTGTATTGGTATTGTAGATGAAACTACAGAATCTGTAGCTTTAATCTTTGATACAGGTGATGATGAATACGAATTAGTACGATTCAAATCCTTGAAGAAAGATAAAGACATGGATGCTAAGCAAATCGTTAACCTATTGACTAAAATGGCCTAGGAGGAGGACACATGACTAAATACTTTAAAGAAGCCTGCTCCTATATGGATTTGGGTGATAAAGAAACATTAGCAATCGTGTCTGCTGTAAATGAAGCAGACCAACGAATGATCATGATGAATGTATCCAATAAGATCTATGATTTCATTAAGCTTAAAGCTAATGAAGTAGATTTTGGTGATATTCCATTATCCAAAGGTGATGTACAACGTTTACGTCATTATAAACTAGTGAAACAAACACTAGATGCTTTAGAACGTCTTTGTGCTTCCCGTAATATCCAATCTAAAGCATTAAAGACTACTAAAGAAGCATTAGCCAACTTAGAGAAAGATAAATACGCTTACGTTGGTGCATTCATGCGTAACTTGGATTACCCTTGCACTATTTATAATTTCACTGTATTGTCTATCATCGCTTCTACTAGTATGATGGTATCTGCTATTACAGAATACATTATGGACAATGAGGGTACAACTAAGTTCGCTATGGAGTCTAAACACTTTAACGTATTAGACGACAACGTAGTTATCAAGAATCTTGAACGCTTTAATGAAAACTCCCGTAATGGTAAATTGGCTAAAGCATTATCTTTATTCACTAAAGCACATGCCCGTGGTATCTTAGGTACTATGGCAGCAGTATCCATGATTGGTGCTGGTATTTACTTGATCTTCAATATCATTCCTATCTTGCGTGAAATCGTATACTATTTCTACTTCTGTAGAACTAGCTTAGCTGAGTATCTTGAAGTACAAGCAAGTATGCTAGAAATCAATGCTTCTAAGATTGAATATGATGATGATATGAAAGATGCAGCTGATTACCAACGTGACGTTGCAGTTAAGTTCCGTCGTTATGCTGATAAATTAGACATCAATGATAAAGCAGCTACAGCTAAGATGTCTAAAGAAATCAAAGAAGAAGATTCTTCTAAAACTAAATTTAAACATGATGACATTAGTGACAGCATTCCTGATTCTGCTGGCGCTAATAGCAGTCTATTCTAGGAGGTTAATGATTAATGAATATTAAAAATAAACCTAGAGGAATTACATCTGGTTCTTTATTTTTTGAAGCAGTACAATCCGCTAGACGTGAAGAAATCGTAAAAGGTCTAAAAGAATTAGAATACCAACCTGTACATGAATCTGCAGTAGCAAGCAATCTATATGATCAAATTGCTAATCGTAGTAAAATGACTAAACGTCGTCAAGACTTCTCTAATTCTGTACGTAATGGTCTTATCTTTGAAGCTTTGAATATTTTATTCGAAGCATCTGCTAGTTATCCAATGATGTCTGAAGATAACCGTGTAATCAGAAATAAAGTTATCTCCAATTTCATTGAGCAAACTGGTTCTGATAAAATCTTATCTACACTAAGCAAAACAAATGCATTCACTGCACAAATTGCTAAGTATGTAACAGAAACTCATAAAGCTATCATGGAAGATAATGATGAAGCTTTAAAATCCAATGACTTAGATGAAGAACCTAAAGTTTCTCCAGATGATACTGAAACATTCGTTGATAAAGTAAACTCTGATGAAAACAAAGAAGAAATCCAAGACATTGGTGATTCTGTAAAAACTCATGTAGCTAATGGTATTGAACAATTCATCATTGCTAATATCGAAGATAAAGAACATATCAAAGATGTATTACAAAACGTAGAAGATAAAGTTGCAACTATCCAAGCAGCTAATGCTGAAGAGGAAGAAGAGATTAAAGAATCCACTATCCAACGTGGTAGATTGCAAATTAAGAAACGTTTGGATACTCGTAAAGTAGGTTTATATGAAGCTATGGTTCGTGACCTATCTAAGAAAGCTTTAGCTAACCCAGGTTTTGGTATGATTACTGAATCTGGTACATTAGATATGGATAAAATCACAGCAGCTTGTGAAGCTACGCTAACTATGATGGTATTATCTGAAGCATTAGGATTCTATATTCCTAATGATATCCAAAAACAATACGACTATCGATAAGAAATACAAAAATACCCTGTATAGGCA